AGTTGTCTGTTGCAGTAGCTACAATTTTAGCACCTATGTCAATGCCACTTGCAGTAGCGTCATCAGCACCAAATTGAATTGTTCCTAAAACATCATTATTCACTATTTCTGTATCTGTGGTTTTAAAACTTAAAAATCCACCACCAGCTTTTTCTAGCTCAAGCTGATAGTCTGGAGATGCAGTTCCTATACCTACATTACCTGAACCATCTATAGTTAAATCAGCTCTTGAATCTGCATTATCTATAAATTGCAGTTTATCTGCACTCGCTCTAATAATTCTATCACCAGCGTTGTTTTTCAATCTTAATTCAGCGTTGCCAGCTCCACCTAATTCATTCATAATGGTTTGATTACCACTTGAAGCGTAAATATCTAATTTTTGTGTGGGAGTTCTACCTATACCTACGTTACCTTCGTGAGTAACAGTTAATTTATCTGAACCGTCTTTACTTAAAGTAAGTAGATTGCCAGTTCCATCGCCTTGCACATGAAGTACATTCCCATTTGAACTAGCATTATCAGAACGAATAGAAACAACTGATTGAGTATCTACACCAGTATGAATTGCATTTGTATAAAAATAACCAGTGGCAGTTGTAGCACTAGCAGTTCCATCCACTTGAAATGTTCTACTTGGCGTAGAATTTATACCTATTCGTGAATTAGTAGTATCTACAATAAAGACATCTCCACCATCATTATTTTTTCGAACTAATAAGGCTTCTGTATTAGTTACATCAATTACTTGCGTACCTTGAACTATCTCATCAAAGCTAAGTGAACCACCGCCATCAACCTGGAGATCACCATTAATTACCAAATCGCCAGTGATTGTTCCACCAGATGCAATTTGTGCTGATGTAGTGCTAATTAAATTTTTAAATGATGCCATAATAAGCTCCTATGCTAAAACAATGCGAACTGTGGACGTTGCACCTTTACCAAGTAAGTGTAAATAAACAGCACTACCAACACCATGCGGAATATTCAATTCATAGATAGTGTCTCCGCCTGCTAAATACAGGCTATTTGAAGCGTTTATCATATCACTTGCAGATGAACTAAAGCCATAGTAAACATCGCTACTAGGCTGTAATATAATGCTATGTATAGCACTTACATCTAAATTATATTCTGTTCCTGTGGTTACGGATTGTGCAGATTGCACAGAATGATTTGCGGCACTAGAAATATTAAGTGACTCAACAACTGAATGTTTTGAAAGATCAGCCATCTTGTTTCTCCTTTATGAATGCCTTACCGAGCGTAGCTACTCTCATGGGCATTTCGGTTATTTAATCTACAATACCTTGCTCTCGTAAACTTGAGTCAGATATTGAATTACTATGTATGATCGGACTTGCGATTAACTTACGCACCTTGTTGCCTTTGCATCTAGGACAAGTAATTTCCTCATCCTTTGACCATACCATTTCCCATATATACTTGCATGGATGACAAAAGAAATCGTTAGTCCTCATTTCTTTTTCTTTTTCAATATAGATTTTTTCTTTGGTTTTTTTACTTCACCATTCTCATTACAAGGCTCACAACCATCTTTGAGATAGGCATCAATTTGTTCCTTACTAATTGAATCTTGTTTTCCAAATACTGATCCATCTTTTCTTTTAAAATATAACATAATTATTCCTTTTATACTGGGCAGGTCTAGTAGAAGACCTGCCCATTTAACCTTACGGATTATTGAAGTTTACAACTCCAAGTGAAGTGCTAGAAGCACCATGTGATAAGGATGCTCCAAATAGCACGTCCGCAACAACGGAAGTAGCTAAGTGGTCAATATCATAAGCACTCTGCACTCTAGGCTGTAACTGCATAGCCATGTAAACAGATTCTTTCTTGAATACACTTGCAGTTTCATCACCAGTATCACCATCATCATCCCAATCTGTTGAGATAAATGTTGGCATTCCATAGATTTCGCCTATAGAGCCAGACACGTTAGGATTCTGTGCATCACCTCTACGAGATGAATCAAAGAAATCCTGAAGTCCTAATAATCCCATGTACGCAGCAGGAGAAGCATATAAGTATGTTTCACCATCAGCATAATCAAAGCCTGCATCAAGCAGTTTTTGCAAACCACTACGTAATAACGCAGAGGTTATGGTATTATCAGTTGATAAAGTAACATCGTTACCAGTTGCAGACTGTAGAACATCTACTGCAAGGTAGTTTTCTACTTTCTTTGCAAGAGCATAACCCATAGACTGAGCATATGCACCAAAAAGATTTGCAGATTCTTGTACACGTACAATATCTTCAATTCTCTTTGCTTCGTAATGATGTTGATTGACAGTTACAGTAACTGAACTATCAGTATTTGCACTATAAGTAACCGCTGATCCTGCACCTTTTGCAGCAGCAGTTTCTTCAGTAACCTTTGGGATGTTTAACACATCTCCACCACCACTCATCTCCGATGAGAAATCCATCACTTGATTACGCAACTGAAACTTACGTTCCGCATAATCTAGGATTGCATCTCTCCACAGCTCTGGGATAAATGCGGCAGCAGTTGTTGTAGTAACATTAGCCATTTTATTTTCCTATTGACTTTTGCGTTTATAGGATTCCAGTATATTACTCCAGTTCATACGCCGATCACTATCTTTTATCTTTTTTAATTCCACATTATTATCATTGAGTGGCGCACTAGGAGCATTGGAAACCGCAACGCGTTGAGTTTTCAATTTATTTACAACAGCACGAAGTGCATTCAGTGGTAATGCACCAAATGTTTCATGCTCTTCTTCTGGTATCTCACTAAGAAGCTCCGCACGTAGATCAGCTTCCTGTTCTTGTGCAGCAGTCACAATAGGTTCGAGTTCAGCGAGCTTTGCAGCACGCTCCTCGGCAAGAGACTTCCATTGCTCCTGTTCCTCTAATTGTGAAATACGTGTTTCCTCGACTTCTTTGCGAATTTTAGCAAGCTCTTGCTCGGCAACTTGTGCGCGACCTCGATATTTCTTGCTTTCCGCGATAAGTGTTCCAACTTCGAGTTGTTGGATCTTCTCTGTTTGTTCTTGCACTTCAGGATCAACTGTAGGTGCTGGTACTTTCTGTACAACTTGTTCTTGTTCTTCGGACATTCTGTCCTCCTATATGTTTACTTTAACGTGTGTCTTGCTCATACGTGATAGGTTCTTGCCAATAATATTGGCGAAGTCTTTGACGATGCCTTCTTCTACTTCATCGCCTAATTCTTGATTTTCTGCAATGGAACGCTTTGGCATTTTACCTTCACCTTCATTGTGATTAAATAGCTTTGTTCCTTGCTTATTTTTCTTAATACCATATAAAAATTGTATTTCTTGATTCTTTTTTACTATTGTACGTACTACATTAAATGCTTTTAGCATCTTACCAGTATCTTTTAACGTAACAGGTTGTGTTTTACCATCTTTTTTACGATTTGCGTAGCTCTCAGAATAACCGTCAAATGGACTATTATCAAATCCTTTCCCACTAGAAATTTGTTTTTTATGCCTATCAACAGCATTCTTTGCCATCTCTTTGACATCCGCATTACGAAACTTTAATATGTCTGGTAAATTAAACATTAATAGGATACCAGTAATGTCTGCAACGGATGCCACCGCCATGTTCAAAACCATCGGACTTTACTGCTCTAATCTCATCTATTGTTAATGGATCATTGGCTAAAAATGTTCTGCATACAGGACGATTCTTCTCATCGTCTGGTCCGACATACTCATATAATGTATCTTCTGGTAGGTCCATCGCCATAACGGACACTACGGATCTTCTATAATCACCAAGCATAGTACCAATTACGTTTTCCACACGTGGCACATTGGTTTTAATCGATGCTCGTATTGAATCTTTTAATAAATCACCTCGTAATCCACTAGAAAGACCTGAAGCCATCGCATTTTGCATTGTATTTGCTACAGAACGTGTCACGCCTTCAATTCCTTGTCTTTGTAAATTCTGGAGAGCCAGGAGTTGTACTTCGGACGTAACCCCAAACATCGGCAAATCACTAAGAATAGTTTCCGTTGTAGCCATGAAGGTGTTGATGGAGG